GCTCAATCCGCCAATCATGTGAATGAGTCCAAAGCCATAAAATCCAAGTCCTGGCAGAAATTTGAAGTGGACGAAATATTGGATCTTATTTTTCTTTAGATCATCGGGCGCATAGTTCCTTCTGATAGAAAGAACTGTTCGGCTACCTTCTTCAACAGTTACGATGTAAGGTAATTTTATTCCTGTAGGTTCACCATCAGAACCTACTTCTTCAAAACCTTCTAGGTCTAAATTTACGTGACACTCTAACAAAGTATATACAGGATCGTTCTTACCTGTTTTCTTTGTTCCTTCTAGTTCACGTTCTTTTTTATTTAACTCGTCGTTGGTGTCAGTTCCTGGAGGCCCTAACTCTACATCTCTGTAGAAACCATTGACTTGTTGTTTTCTTAATTCGTTCTCAGATATTTTTACAGTATGAATAACCGCTTCCGCATCGTCTAATGAGGTAGCCGTATACGGAACGATTAATTCATCCGCTGGTACAAACTTCGATACAGCTCTTCCCATGTTTGTATCGTAGTACACTTTTTTAAAAGTAGATCCAGCTAATGGTAGGTGAAATAACATCGAATCAAATTCTGATTCGTATTCTTTCATCTGATCCATAATTAAATAATTCATGAAATCTTTTACACGTGTTGACTGTTGTTCAGTTTGTGGATTTCTTAAACCAATAATTTGTGTTCTTACTGGTCCATCACTTGGTAATAATTCTTTGTATGCTTGTGCTTGAAACTGTGTAACTGCTTCTGCTAACACTGGGTGTGTTGCACCAGATGCACCTTGAAAGGGCTCTGTTCTATTTTCATATTTAAAACCTAAAAGATCTAAACCTGTCTTGTAAGATTGCTCCCATTCTTTTCTTGAACCTTTGTAGTCCATGTAATTTTGAACCATTTCGTTACCAACTGGTTCTAAAACATCGTCAGGTAAAATATCTGCTAAGTTATCAAAATGTGATTCTGTTCCGGGTATATTAATTGCACCTGGTTCAAAGTCGATTGTTGCACCACCATCTTCTTCTGGTACGACTTCTACGGGTCCTTTTGGATCTTGTTCTTCTTCCTGAACGGCTACTTCTTGCAACTCTTCATCTGAAGGTATCTCAAGTTTAGTACGAGTGTTCGGGAGTCCTTTTTCTATTTCTGCCATTTATTACTCCTATGTTTTCTTAACACGATTTGATATGCCTTGCAACCCATCCTTGTCTGGGTTCATTGATGCTAACATAGCACCTGATCTATCACCTGCTAATTTTGCAATACCACCACCTGCAGCCTGAAAAGGATTTATTTCTGGTCTTGGTAAATTAGATTTTCTTTCAAATTCTTGAGCTCTTTGTAGTCTTAGTTGATTCAAATACGCATCTCCTTCAGCATCGATTGCTTGTAATTCTTTCGACAATGTAGGAAGTGCAGTAGGCATATTCATAACATCTGTTATACCAGGAGTCTTTGCAGCAACATATCTGTTAAGAGTTTCTGTTCCGTATTTGTCTTCTATGAATTTTCTTTTTTCTCTTTCCCTAAAAATACCACCCGCCAACACAACATCTGCAAGTGATTCTGGAACAGACGATCCTGATTTTAAGTCACTTAAAACAAAAGCACTTTCTATAGGAACAGTTAACGGGGCTAATAATTTTAAAGCTCCTCTACCCACAGCTTTAGCTCCTTTTATAATTGGTTTTCTAAATTTATATGCACCAGTCGCTGCTGCGCCACCTGCAATTTTTTCTCCAGTTGTAAATCCTGTTGCCTCTGCACCATCAGCTGCTTGCGCTGGAGTGGAAAGTTCTCTTACACCTAAATACCCTGCTGCAAAAGGTAGTCCAAATTTTCCAGATTTTTGTATAAATTTATTTACAGCCGCATCATACTTTGCAACATCTACTTTTGGTAGTTTAGCTAAATTTTTTAATTCTTTTAAATTAATTCCTAGTCTTTGAATTCTTGGATCATTAGAAATATTTTTTACAAATTCTCTAAAGGCATTTTGTCTTTCAGCTCCTTTTCTAACCTCTGGCAGTAAAGGAGTATCGCCTATTCTTGCTGCTTGTGCAGATATGATATTACCTGCTTTAGATATTTTACCCACATCTATTTGAAGATCACCAGCTACGGACTGTATATCTTGATATAAATTTAAAGCGTTTTTATTTGCAGGTTGTTTTTTTAAGGTGTTAGATATTTCAATTAATTTATTATCTAAATTTGATTTAAAAAGATTAACTCTATCAGGTATAGGTTTTACTTTAATTAGTTCTTCAGGGTCTACTCCTCCTTTTGCTTTTTTTACAAAGTCATATGACAAGGGGTGATCTAGTTGTAAATTAACTCCTAGTTTTTGAAGATCTTGATTTAATTTTTTAAATCTACCAATTTTTTTTAAAGCTGTTTTTAATTTTTTAGGTTGATCTTTGTACGCCTCAGAAACTAGATCTTCTATTTGTCTTGAATATATATCTTTATAACCAGGAACTGATCTAATTTTTCTTTTTAAAGAATCTAATTCTTCAATTGAAAAATTTTTGTAAACAGAACTTGGTTGATTAATACCAGCTGCCCTATTTCTCATTGCCTCCAACGTTCTTAAATACATATTACTTAATAATGTTTTTGCATTTTTTACACGTTGTGCACCACCCACTAATTTTTCAAGTTCTTTTATAGATGGTTTTTCACTTTTATTTAAATAATCAATCGCTATTTCGTGTGCATCAAAAATAGTATCTTGCATGCCTTTTATTAGTCCTTGTTTTTTATATTTTGTTAATTGTGTAGGGTCTGTTTTTGCACCAATTTTTACCTCTCCAACACTTGGGTTTCTATCATTTTCTTTTATAAAATTATCTATAAAATTTTGTACTCGTATAATTGTTTTTTCAGCTTGACTGTATGGTTTTAATTTTAAAGGTGCTAAACTTTTGTCTCTTTGAATCACTTTAAAAATTGTAGAAGTTGCAACACTTCCATCTCTTTTATCTATAAAACTTTTTGAAGAATTTGGAAATTTTTGTATTATATCTTTTGCAAGAGCTTCAGCATCAAATCTACCTCCTTTAGGAAGTTTTCCTAAAACTTCTCTAATATATGCGCTTACTCCTGTTTTTGCTATCGGCCTGCCTCCTTTGTTTATTGATTTTTTATATCCCTGCCTCGTGCCACCAAAACCTGGTTGCACTAACATACCACCATCTGCTAGTGGATTACGTATGTTAAAATCGTCAAACGCTTCTTTGTCTAAAGATGATTGTGGTCTTGGTATTTTGTTAGCGGTTGTAACTTCATCTTCATCGAAGAGGTCTTGAAGTTCTTCGATTCGTTTTAGAATATCCATTCTATTCTCCTAACATACGAGCAATACCACCTGATGCTTTTTCAGAAATTACTTTTTTCTCACCAATCTCCTCTAATACATCATCTGGAATACCCTCAACAGTATCATAAACTTCACCTTTTTGTGGTCCACTAGTTCTTAAATATGAAGTGTCTTCTGTATACTCATCTGCAACTTTTCCTGTTGCTTCATCAGTTTGGCCTTTTCCAGGTTTATAATTCATGTAAACATCTTCTGCTAAAGTTTCATCATAAAAATCAAAATCACTATCTAGTTTAATTCTTTGAATTGTTTTTTCACCTGTTGCAAGATCTTCTGTTAATCGGTAGTCTTTATATTCAGTAACAACTTCTCTTTCTTTAGTTGCAGATCTTTCTGTTACATCATCACCCATCTTTTTAATTTTATCCACTAGTTTAAAAAAATATGGTGGAGCACTGCCTGCAGCTTCTGCAGTTTTTTCTACTACAGGTGTTGATGCGCCTTTACCTAATATTTTTAATAGTCCTGTCTTAGCAGCACCGACACCGGCTCCAACGCTACCCATTAATTTTAAAAAAGCTCTTCGTGACATACCAGCTTTCAAACCAACACGACCGCCTGTTGCAAAATCTTCATCCATCATGTCATCTATTTTATTTCTAAAATCTTCTTCTGTGCCTTTAAACTTTCCTTCTCTAACTGCCTTGTTATATGCATTTTTAATTTCTTGATCTAAAGTAGAAGATGCTTCATCTAAAGTAATATCTGTTTCTTTAGGTTTTATATTTCTTTCAAAAATAAAATCTTCAGTATCATCTAAAATTTTCTTTGCTTCTTCTTTAGATAAATTTTTATATTCACCCTCACGTTTAATAATTTTGTTTGCTTCTCTCATAGCATCGATTGGTTCCATCTTTTTCATGCTATCAATTGTATAATTTATGAATCTAGGATTTGTTGCCTCTGACTCCATCTTTGCTATTTCTTCTTTGAAAGGTTTACCAAAATCACGTTTAATAACATTTTTACCCATCATAGTGTCCATAATACCTTTAAATCTAGGATCACCTTGAGAAACAACTTTAGGTTTGTTTAATTGATTAATTATATTTTCAACTTGATTTACACTTGTGATTGAGTTTGGATCAACACCGTTTCGCATTAGTCTTTCTGCAGTGATACTTGTATTTAAATCTACGAAATCTTTTTTAGGTAAAGTGATCATGACACCACCTTGTTTACCTTGTTCCTTGAGACGAGTTTGTATTACCCATCTTCTAATTAGATTTATTCCTTTAAGAACTGACATTATTTTTTCTTAATGCTCTCGTATGGTTTTTTAGTAAAAATTTTAAAACCTTTTTTAACAGCCTCATCGTCTAAAGGTTTATTTTTGTATGTATCAATTAATTTTTTAAATTGTTCTTTTGCCTCTTTCATTTCTTTG